GTTGCTGAAAATTGGATAGATCAACTTACTATAAGACAGTTTAATGAAGAGCTATCGGATGTATTTCCGTACATTTATAAACTAGTAAGTGAAGCGTCAAAAGCTGAAGAACTAGGACCACAAGAGCTTGAAGAATTTGCACCTGCATTAGCAGCTCTAGGCGGCGCTGCATTAAGAACTGTTGGAAGTGTAGTAGGTGGCGCTGCAACAGATATTGCAACAGGTGTAGCAACTGGAATTGCAAGCGCAATTACTAGTGACGATGAAGAAGAAGAAGATGAAGAAGATATCGACGAAGGAAAATCATCACCCGCAGGCGGACCGGCGTGTTGGAAGGGTAAGAAAATTGGTAACCCTAAAACCAAAATGAAAGGTGGCAAGCGTGTAAACAATTGTGTACCCGAATCAACTGAAGACGAAAATGAAAGTACTCAATATGGCGACCAAGGTGAACTTAAAAGAGACAAAACTTATGCACTAAGTCCAGAAGTAGTAAAATATCAAAAGAAATCACAAAGAGCAAAACAACGTCGAAAAAACAAAGACTTTGAAATGGATGTTGACGATAAAGAAGGTTACTTGTGTGTTCCAGAAGATTTTGATCTTGAAAACGGATTTAACGAGATGATGGGTCAGTTTAATGAAGAAAAACTTGATGAAGCTTATATCAAAAATAATAAAGACGTTATGAATGTGTTAAGCAATCTAAGAAAAATTGGAAAATCAATTGAACGCGGCGATAACAATTATGAAGGCAATTTAGCAAATGAATATGCTAATGATGTTTGGAGTGTGTATACATATATTGAAAATAAAACCAACGGCTTTCAAGATATTGATGACAATGGACAAAATGCAATTGATGCTATGATGAGTTTGCGTAAAACAGCCAAGAGTTTGGAAACTAAACCAGATTCTGGTTCAGATGGCAAATTTGGTAATGCTATTGTTAACACATTATATCCAGTTATGCAATGGCTAGAACAGTCTGGAATTGGCGAAGATGCTGATGATGCTGATAAACAAAAAACACCACTTGGTGAATTTATACTTAGTTATTTTGATAGACAAAATGGAACATTTCCTAAAGGTGAAACTTCAGTATTAACTTCAATACAAAAAGACTATGGTGACCAATATGTTAAGCCTGCAGCAAAATTTATAGAGCGTATAACAAGTAAATATAATGAAATGCAGAATACAGTTATGGATGAAGTTAAATTTGAACCAATCGAAGAAGGATTTCTGCGTAATTTAGTAGGTGATATTAAAAATGCATTTAAACCAGGTGTTCGAGTTACACCAAACATGATCAAAGAACTAGAGGCAGGTTTAGCAGCTATTAAAGCAGGCGGACAACCTACTCCAAGACAACAAAAAACAATGGACACATTTATGAGTGACACATTGCCTAGAGAATTGCAAAAGATGGGCATAAACATGAATGAGGATTTATCAAATAACTATACAAACGATGCAGAAGCTATCAAAGCATTAATGGCAAAGAGTGCTAGATCTTCAGAAGAAGATGCATATCTTGCAATGCTTGCTCGTAAGTACGACTTTTACGGTAAGCCAGAAAATATTAGTGCTGCAATAGCAAAAGCTGAAAAATCAGCAAATGCAGCTGATAAAGCATATATGTCAAGTAACAGAGGCAATGTTGGCGACCCTGACGAAACGCCTTCGGCACCAGATAAAATTACAAACTTTCCAAGCATGGAAGCAGCAATGCAAAAAGTAATGTATTACGTACCAGGTGAAAAAGCTAATATTGACGGTCAGCCACATGTTAGAGATGTAAAAGGTGGTAAGAAGATATGGAGACCTATTAAAGCAGCAGATCCAGATATTAAGTTACAAAACAAAAGAGGATTTACACCAGATACTAAAGATGAAGATCCTACCAAAGAACAAATTGATATATTAAGATTAGCAGGAGTTTAAAATGACAAAATCGGTAGCACAACAAATTAGAGAGATGGGAAACCGTCTAGCAGCAATTCACGAAGCAGACGAAAAAATGCCTTCTAAGTCGCACATAATGAAGATGTGCAAAGACGGCAAAACCAAAGCTGAAATTTGCAAAATGCATCCAGATTGCGACCAAAGCAAATTAAAAGATATGATTGATGATTGCATGGATAAAACAAAAACAAATGAATCAGTTGTAATTGAAGCTACAAACGATGCTTATGCAGCTCTAGCAAAAACTGCATATCCAAATGCACAAACAATTGTAAAAATTGCAAAAGCAATGGATAGAATAGGAATGAACGGCGGAGGATGGCTAAGAGGAGTTATTCCAGAAAAGGGCGACAAGTATAGCTTTATTTGGGACGGACAATCACAGCCAAGTGGCATAACAAAGATGGGAAGACCTAGAAATCTTCCAAGAGACGGCGCTAATCCAGGCGGTACTACCAAGTCTATTCCAACTAACAAACCTCAACCAGGATTACCAAAAACCACAGAAGTATAAAATGGATAACCTTTATATTGAACAAGGATACAAAGTAGTAAAAGTACGCACAGAAAGTTCTTTTACTAAGAAAGTATATTGTCTTTTTGAAGGATCTATTCCATCTTCGTATGCTAAAACATATGTTTTTGAATATACTAAACATAATTCGTGCTATGACAAACTGCTAAATTCACTTAAAATATTTAAAAATTATTATCCATTAGATATAAATTATACTGTTGAGGGAAATGTAGTAAATATTATATTAGATCCTATACATTTCCCTCAAGGACAAGATAACTACAGCGGTAACAACTACTTTTCATTTGGATATAAAGAATATTTAAAAATATATAAAGAATTTCTTTTAAAGCTAGCATCAGCTAATCTAGACGGTAATGGTTATGTAGTATGCGAAGACTTTTACATAAATTGTACAGGGTTAATTGGAAGTAATGTTGTATATGATGGAACATCTTTAATTTGTATTGATGAATCAAAAATAAAGGTTTTAGCTAGTAAAGATGCTGCAAAAATTATTGCATTATGCGGAGGATTAAAATGTTTACATGAAAATTTTCCTCCAGAACTGCATCTTAACTCCAATAAAGCAATTAAAATAATGAAAAATCTAGTAAACGAAATATACGACTAACAAAGTTATTTCTAAATATTAAAATAAATTCATTGACAAGATAAATAATATCGTGTAGTAATAAAACTGTGCTAAACAATAAAGGCACAAGACAAACATAGGCATTTATAGGAGGCATTAACTATGGCATCACTAGCAGAAATCAGAGCAAAGCTCAAAGAACAAGAAACACGCTCAGGCAGCGGCTCACAAGGCGGCGATAACGCAATCTACGCATTTTGGAATATGGAAGAAGGAAAGCAAGCAACATTGCGTTTTCTTCCAGATAATGATCAAGACAATACTTTTTTCTGGACAGAACGTCTTATGATTAAATTACCCTTTTCGGGTGTTAAAGGTCAAACCGATTCACGCCCAGTACAAGTACAAGTTCCATGTATGGAAATGTATGGCGAATCATGTCCTATCTTACAAGAAGTTCGCGGTTGGTTTAAAGACCCAAGTCTTGAAGATATGGGTCGTAAGTATTGGAAAAAGCGTTCGTATGTATTTCAAGGCTTTGTAACTGAAAATCCAATTGCGGATGATCAAGCACCAGAAAATCCAATTCGACGTTTTATTATTGGACCACAAATTTTTCAACTTATTAAAGCAGCATTAATGGATCCAGATATGGAAGAACTTCCAACTGATTATACTGCTGGAGTTGACTTTAGACTGTCAAAAGGTTCAAAAGGTGGATATGCTGATTATGGCGCAAGTAATTGGGCACGTAGAGAGCGTCCATTAAGCGACAGCGAGATGAATGCAATCAACACACATGGGTTGTTTAATCTTGGAGATTTTCTTCCAAAGAAACCAACACCAGAAGGTGTTGTTGCACTTAAAGAAATGTTTGAAGCGTCAGTTGACGGTGAAGCATATGATGCTGATCGTTGGAGTCAATTTTTCCGTCCAAGTGGAATGGCAGCACGTACTGGTGATCCTACTCAATCAGCATCTCCAAATGCAACTGCAACTAGTCAAAGTGCTCCAGTCGCTGACACAAGAATGCAAGAAGCGCCTACTCCGGCTGCTCCAGTTGAAACTGCTATTCCGGCAGCAGAGTCAACAAACGGTGATGCACAAGATATTCTTGCAATGATCCGCAAACGTCAGACAGCTGAGTAAAAACATATTTTCATAAAATTAACCAAGGCTTTTACGGCCTTGGTCTTTTAATCATTATATAGGAGAAACTATGGCTAAATCGTTTGATGTTAGTAAATTTCGTAAAGACTTAACAAAAAGTATTTCAGGCATGAGTACTGGATTTAACGACCCTACTGATTGGATTTCAACAGGTTCGTATGCACTAAATTATCTTATTAGTGGAGACTTTCATAGAGGTGTTCCACTAGGTAAGGTTACAGTATTTGCTGGTGAATCAGGAGCAGGCAAGAGTTATTTTTGTTCAGGTAATATTGTAAAACACGCACAGGATCAGGGTATTTTTGTAGTACTAATTGACTCTGAGAATGCACTTGACGAAAGTTGGTTACAAGCTCTACAAGTTGATACTAGTGCAGAAAAATTGCTCAAGCTAAACATGAGCATGATTGATGATGTAGCAAAAACTATCTCAACATTTATTACAGACTACCGTTCAATGGACGAAGAAGATCGTCCTAAAGTATTATTTGTAGTTGATAGTTTAGGTATGTTACTAACACCTACTGACGTTGATCAGTTTAATAAAGGTGATATGAAAGGTGATATGGGTCGTAAGCCTAAAGCATTAACAGCACTTGTTCGTAACACAGTTAATATGATTGGCTCATTAAATGTTGGACTAGTATGTACTAACCACACCTACGCATCGCAAGATATGTTCGACCCGGATGATAAGATCAGTGGAGGTTCAGGCTTTATCTATGCATCAAGTATTGTTGTTGCAATGAAGAAAATGAAACTAAAAGAAGATGAAGCAGGCAATAAAATCTCAGAAGTTATGGGTATTAGAGCCGGTTGTAAAGTGATGAAAACACGTTATGCAAAACCTTTTGAAGGTGTGCAGGTTAAAATTCCTTATGAAACTGGCATGAATCCTTATAGTGGTCTTGTTGAGCTATTTGAGAAGAAAGGCTTGTTAGTTAAGCAAGGCAATAGACTCAAGTATAATGATCTTGCAGGCGAAGAGCATATTGATTATCGTAAGCAATGGTTAGGTCCTAAACTTGATTTGATTATGTCACAATACGACGAGAAAATGAAACCTGTGGTAAATACCGCAGAAGCTGAAGCTGAAGATATCGTTGTAGACGAACACGAATTAATTGAGGAGTAAACTATGGACGAGAGTCATATTGTAGATATATGGACAGTATTTAAAGACACTATTGATAAGAAAAGTGTCGAAATTATTGCAGAACGTTATGTAGAATGTTGTGCTGATTATGGTGCTACAGATGAAGCATTTACATCCGCATTAGGAAGTGACAATGTTCTTGATGATGCAATATCATATTATCTAGATCTTGATATCGATCCTGATGATGAAGACTTAGATGAATGGGATGAATAATGGGTTGGTATAGTGAAGTCTCACGTGATGTATCTAAAATACCTGACGCAGTAACACACTTTGAAAATGAGCTTCAACAAGCTCGTGTAGAAGTTAAGCTCAAAGGTAATGTTGAACGTGC